TGTGGCTACGTTTAAAATCGCTAACACTATGGCCGGAGAAGATGCTTTAATCGAAGCCACCGAAGGATTAAGGGATGGCTTTAGCGTTGGCGCACAAATTAACGAATGGGTCAACAATAAAGGCGTTATGCAAATCACCTCAGCAACCCTCGACGAAGTCTCATTAGTAACTGATCCAGCCATCGACTCAGCTCGCGTTAGCGAAGTCGCTGCATCAGAAAACGAAGCACCTAAAGAAGATTCTGCTCCGGCAACCGCTGAAGCAGACAACCCAACCGAAGGAGAACAAGTGTCAGACACTACCGTTCCAGCTCCTGCCGAAGAAACGGTAGAAGCTGCTAAGGTGGAAGCCGCTGCGCCACGCCCAGCGTTTTTCACTGCTCCTCGCCTTGAGTTTACAAAGGCGAAATACCTCGAGAACAGCGTTCGCGCTAAAGTTCTTAATGATGACGCTGCTCGCCAGTATGTAATGGCTGCAGATGACACAACAACTAACAACGCTGGTCTTATCCCAACGCGTCAGTTGACCGAAATCATCAACCCACTATCAAACGCAGATCGTCCAGCAGTAGATTCAGTATCTCGCGGCGTTCTACCTGATGCTGGTATGACTTTCGAAATTCCAAAAATCACCGCTGTCCCAACAGTCGGCGAAGAAGCTGAAGAAGCAACAATCGACGAGACAGGAATGACAAATGAATTCCTCTCAGTCACAGTTAAGAAATACGCTGGCGGACAGGAGTTCTCAGTCGAACTTCTCGATCGCTCTTCACCTGCATTCTTTGATGAACTCGTTCGTCAGATGGAATTCGCATACGCAAAAGCAACGGACGTAGCAGTTATTGCTGGCCTTGTTGCTGGCGGAACTGATGGCGGAAACCGCACACTCGACGCATCTGGATTCTTGGATTTCGTATCCGATGCTTCAGTATCCGTTTACAAGAATACTCTTGGAACTGCGACCAACATTCTCGTTAGCCCAGAACAATGGGGCAACATTATGAACCTTGCTGATGCTGGCCGTCCGATTTATCAGAATCTTATTGGCCCATCCAATCAAGGTGGCGACCTTTCAGGTCAGTCAGTTCGCGGTAACGTTCTAGGTCTCAACCTACGCGTTGCGCGTAACCTTGCAGTTGCAGCTCCAACCGGAGACAACTCCATCATCATCGTTAACCCAGATTCATTTACTTGGTATGAATCGAGCCGCTTCCGCCTAGAGACCAACGTTGTCGCAACAGGTCAAATTAAGGTGGCTTATTACGGCTACGGCGCATTGGCTACAAAGGTCGGCGCTGGTGCTTATCGCTGGATGGTTGCTTAGTCCAACTTAATAGTTAGGCCCTGTCCGCTCCCGAGCAGGGCTTAACCCCTTAGAACGAAAGGAAGGCGAGATGCCAACAATAGTTACGGCTACAGAGCTCAGAACGATTCTTGGCGTCTCGTCATCCCTATATTCGGACGCTTATTTAGATGACATTGTCGACACAAGTGAGAATCTCATTCTCCCGATGCTTGTCACATTTCAAAGCAAAATCAACAAAGTCAAACTCGAAAATAATGTGGCTTATTTTGAGACTGCCACAATTCACGAATTTACCGAAGGCCAATCCGTCGTAATTACTGGCTGCGGATCCCCCTTTAATGGCACTCACACAGTAACCGACGACGAAATCACCGACTATGTATTTACTGTCGCAATCACAAATGCTGACATATTGGAAAAAAATATTATCCCAGCAGGAAACGCTGCTCTCTCTGGCCTCTCAACCTATGTCGGAAACCCTAACGTCGAATCTGCTGTATTGGCAATCTCTGTCGAAATCTTCCAAGCTCGAACCGCAGCTGGCGGATCAATTGAAGGAATCGACTTTGCAGTAACTCCTTATAGACTTTCCAAAAATCTTCTCGCTAAAGTAACTGGCCTACTTGGGCCTTACCTCGACGTTGAGACAATGGTGGGATAATGCCCGCCTCGACAGTTTTATCTTCCATCCGGACACCGCTGGCAACTGCACTCGGGTCAGTCTCGGCCAACGTTTATTCGTATGTGCCCGAAGCTGTGCAAGTTCCAGCGGTTATTCTTGTGCCGGATTCACCTTATCTAGAACTCAACACAATTAACGACGCAACTATCCACGCAAAGATTAACCTAACTATCACTTGCGGAGTTGCTTATCTTTCAAATCCAGCTTCTCTTGATAATCTTGAGCAGCTGATATTTTCAGTTTTGGCAGTCATACCGGACGGCTATACAGTCGGCCCAGTAGAGCGGCCATCGGTTACGCAAGTTGGAGCGGTTAATTTATTAGTCGCCGATATTCGCGTCTCCACCTATTACACACAAACCAATTAAGGAGAAATAAGTGGCAACCACAGTAATCACTGGTCGCGACGTCTCGTTGTCTTTCACAGGTGGAACGGACATCGACGCCCAAGCTACCAACGCGGTTCTAACTAAGACCAACGTTCGCGAGACTTATCAGACTCTCGACGGCGAGGCATACAAGACCGTAAACATCGAAGGCACATTCCAGCTCGATATGCTCGCCGACTGGGGTAAAGCTAACTCAGTATGCGAAGCGCTTTGGGCCGCAGCTGAATCCGCACCTGACACGACAATCAGCGTAACAATGACCGCCGCAACTGGCGCTCAATTTGTTTTCCCAATTCTTCCAGAGTTCCCTACCGCTGGCGGTTCTGGAATTGACGCGCAGACAGTATCCTTCACCTTTAAGATTTCAAAGGGCGAAGTAACAGAAACATTTAGTTAAGAGGGAGATCGGGAGCTATGAAGTTAAGCATCACAATTAAATATTCGAATGGCGAGGAAGTCACCTATAACGCTGGACTCCCCGAGTGGGCGAAATGGGAACGCAAAACGGGCAAGTCGATTTATTCGATGAAGGATATTTCGGCTTATCAGCAAGCGGACTTCCTCGACCTAGCCTACTTTGCTTACAAACGCGAAGCGGCAGGAAAGCCGACTAAATCCCAAGAGATATGGGAGTTATCGGTAGACGAAATGACGATAGGAGATGAAAGCCCAAAAGCTTCGAATCCGGAAGCATAAACCGACTCATAATTGAGATCGCTATAGCAACCGGAATCCCGATGAGTGAATGGACTGACATCGACCAAGTATTAACGGCGATTGACATATTGAAGGAGCGCAAAGGTGGCAGAATTTAACGCTGATCAGCGCGTTATTCAATACGATAAAGGTGAACTACGCAAAATTGCCAGCGTCATTCGTAAAATGGGCGATGAAGCAAAAGACCAAGCTCGAGCAGTAACAAGTTCTTTAACGGATTACGCCGTTAGTGAAATCAAGATTGCGGCTCAAGGTTATCCAAGACCAAAACAAGCTACGCGTATAGCTGATGGCATTCGCATTTCAAAATCATCAACCATCGGGGAATTTGGAATTGGATTTGCATCGCAACGTTTTAGCGGCGGTGCCACTACACAACTTAGAGAAGGTTCCGACCCGACTAACGCTATTTTAGCTGGTGTCGAATTTGGCGCCCGCAGGGTAAAACATTTTTTACCAAGAACACCAAAATTTGGTAAAAGAGGAAATACGGGTTATTTTATTTGGCCAACACTTCGTAGAATTCAACCCGAGATAATTAAAAAATGGGAAGCTGCGTTTTCTGCTGTTGTTAAAGAATGGGATAAATAATGGCCGGAAATCGCACACTTAAACTATCCATTCTTGCTGACATTGACGGACTTAAAAAAGGTCTCGACGCTGGCGATAAAGAAATCGAAGGCTTTGGCGGTAAGTTAGAAAAGTTCGGCAAAGTCGCCGCTGCTGCTTTTGCTGCGGCTGCTGCCGCTGCTGCGGCTTATGCTGGCAAGTTAGCAATTGAAGGCGTCAAGGCTGCAATTGAAGATGAAGCGGCTCAAGCTAGATTAGCAAAAGCGCTTGAAAGTGTAACTGGGGCAACTGAAGCGCAAATAAAAGCCGTAGAGGATCAAATACTTAAGACTTCACTTGCTACGGGTGTAGCCGATGACAAACTCCGCCCAGCCTTGCAACGTCTAGCGACTGCTACGGGTGACGTCACTAAATCGCAAGATTTGCTCAAATTAGCGCTAGATATTTCTGCTGCAACCGGCAAAGATGTAGAAACTGTCTCTAACGCGCTAGCCAAAGCTTACGAAGGTAACACAAGTTCGTTGAGTCGTTTAGGCGTCGGTCTTTCCGCCGCTGAAATAAAAGCATTGGGTTTTGAAGGAGCAATCGAGCGATTAGGTAATACTTTTGGTGGGGCAGCAGCCACACAAGCCAACACCTTTGAAGGTCAAATACAAAGACTCAAAGTCGGTTTTGATGAAGCTAAGGAATCGGTTGGAGCGGCATTATTACCAGCGTTAAAAAGCCTACTTGATTACTTTACAAACACCTTAATTCCAAAATTTATTGAGGCTAAAAATAAAGCCATTGACCCCATTAAAAAAGCTTTTGAAGATAACAAAGAAACCCTTCAAGATTTATGGAAATTTATCAAAGATTATTTAGTGCCCATTTTCGAGAAAGTTTTAGTAAATGCCATTGAAAACGCTGGCAAAGCCATTGCCGGTATCGTTACAGTCGTCTCAAAAGTATTTAATGGCATTAGATCGGTTGTAGATAACGCCATTGACGGAATAAATGCTTTCATCAAGGCATACAACGCAATTCCTATATTGCCAGACATTAACACAATTACTAAACCAAGTTGGGTTACTGGAACGACTACTGGCGCCATTGGCAATTATCAAATGAGCACCGGGACGGTTATCAGCAGCCCTACACCTATAACTCCAGTCGTCACAAACTCTAATCCAATAACTCCGGCAATCACTCCAAACGCAGTTATTACGCCTGAAATTATTCCGAGCGGTAACGCAATTCCTAACAATTTTGACATTGGCGGTGTGCGCGTCGGTGAAGCAAAAGATACGGTTTACATAAACGTCAATGCTCCAAGCGTTATCGACGAAGAAGGATTTACTCGAGCAGTAATTATGGCGCTAAACAACACTCAATCGAGAACAGGCGGCGGCGGTAGCCAACTAATCCTATGACCGCTTGGACGCCCGAATATCGAGTTAAAATAAATGGCTACACAGTCACGGCCGCGACTTTAAGCGGCTTAACGATTACCTCTGGTCGCACCGATATATATAGCCAACCGGTAGCTGGTTATTGTAATTTCACAGTTATTGAGACCGCTGAAGCTTCCGTTCCTTACGAAATCAACGACCCGATTAGTATTGAAGTTCAAGACTCGAGTGGTGACTGGGTAAGTTTATTCGGTGGCTTTGTAACCGATTTGGGTATTACAGTTCAAAGCTCTGGGGCGGTTGCAATTTCTCAGCGCATACAAATCGTCGGCGTTGGTGCTTTGGCTCGTTTATCTCGAGCGATTTACACGGGTAATTTTGGGCATCAGTTCGATGGTGATCGCATATATGAATTATTAAGCGGAGTGCTATTTGATACTTGGGCAGAGGTTCCAGCTAGCACTACTTGGGCAACGTATGACGCCACAACAACTTGGGCGAATGCTGAAAACTCTGGTTTAGGTCAAATCGACCAACCCGGAGATTATGAACTTCATTCTGCCAGCAGCCTTAACGATACTGTTTACAATCTAGCGGCCGCCTACGCTACGTCCGGACTTGGCTATTTGTACGAAGATGCACAAGGGCGAATTGGCTACGCAGATAGCACAAGACGAGGCCAATACCTAGCGGCCAATGGATATGTCGATTTAGACGGCAATCACGCAATCGGCCCACAACTCACAATCCAAAAGAAGGCTGGGGACGTTCGCAACGCCATTACCTTAAATTACGGCGCATCTGGCAATTCAACAGTCACCGACTCAGACCCCGACTCAATTAGCCTTTATGGGCAACTAGCTTCAACAGTATCCACGACTCTGCGTAACTCGGGGGATGCTACAACCCAAGCCGCATTCTATCTATCTATTCGCGCCTATCCCCAATTTAACCTAAAGCAAATTAGCTTTCCGATTGCTAGCTCAGAAATTGACGACGCAGACCGGGATGCGCTTTTAAATGTATTTATGGGCTTGCCGCTTAATATAAGCAATCTGCCGAGCAATATGGGCGACGGATCATTTCAGGGATTTGTTGAGGGGTGGACTTGGACGGCTTCTTTGGGTCAGCTCAACCTGACTCTAAATATCTCACCGATTTCTTATTCGCTGCAAGCTTTCCGCTGGAATAGCGTCCCTGCGGTTGAGACTTGGAATACGATTAACCCCACATTGGACTGGCTCAACGCTACAATAGTCGCCTAAAGGAGAATAATGGCAAATACAACTAATTTTAACTGGGAGACGCCAGACGATACCGATCTCGTCAAAGATGGCGCTGCCGCTATTCGCACACTCGGCAACTCGATAGACACTTCTTTTGTCGATCTTAAAGGCGGAACGACTGGACAAATTTTGGCGAAAGCCTCAAATACCGATTTGGATTTTACTTGGTCGTCTGATGCAACGGGAATTCAAGCGACTATTTTTGACGCAAAGGGAGATTTGATAGCTGCGTCGGCGGCTGATACTGCGGCAAGGTTGGCAGTCGGTGCGAATGATACTGTTTTGACAGCCGATTCAAGTACAGCAACGGGTTTAAAATGGGCTACTCCAGTATCCGGCGGAATGACATTAATCGCAACGGCAACTCCATCTGCGGCATCTACTTTTAGTTTTACTTCAATTCCTACGACAACATACAAGCATCTAATGATTGTGGCGAATGAATTGGTTTGGTCTGCTACCGGCAACGCTGTGAAAATGCGTTTTGCGACAGGCTCATATTATTCTAGCCGCGTAATGTATATGACTTCTACGCCGAGTTATTCTTGTGACGCAGGTGGTCGCGGTGATACTTATTTCGGTCAATCACAAAACGAAGGTTGTCCAATAGTTAAGGGCTATACATCGTCTGGAACTTTTGGCGACATATCCTCAAAGTCCGTCATTTGGATTTATGATATGCAAAACACCACACAGGATCGCGTTGTTGAATGGAGAACTTTTGGACAAGCAATAGCAGCTGTTGGAATGGGCGTTTATGAAAATTCTGCGGCAATTTCAACAATTGAATTTGCAACAACAGCGGGAACAGTCACCGGAACAGTCAAATTGTATGGAGTGAACTAATGAACAAAGTTATTGTGAATTGCCAAACTGGCGAACAAGAAGTAATTCCTTTATCTGGAAAAGAATTGGAAGATTTTTTGGAAAATGAAAAAAATGTGATTGCCGAAGAAAAAGCCAAAGCAGATGAATTAGAACAAAAAGCAGCCGAAAAAATTGCTTTGTTGAATAAACTCGGCATCACCGAAGACGAAGCTAAACTTCTACTGTCATAATGGCAAAGCTTTGCAAAGCCGGTCAACAACTTCGGGAGCAAATTGACGATGATTATCCTGATCGCGATCGTAAGTCTGACGGCTGGGTGGCTGATGCTCGTCACGTTGCCAAAGGCAATTCTGACCATATACCAAACGCTCGAGGAATCGTCCGAGCTTTAGATATTGACGCCAACCTCAACGCGCATCCTGAAGAGACTTATGCTTTGGTAGAGAAGATTCGTAAATGTGCTAAGCGCGGCGACAAACGCATCAAATACATTATTTACGACGGGAAAATTATGAGTCCGATATTGGGCTGGAAGCGCAGAAAATACAAAGGTGCTAACCCTCATCGCTCGCATTTTCATATTAGCTTTACAACTTTGGGAGACAATGACGGCAAATGGTTCGACCTAGAAGGAGACAGAGATGAGCGACTTAAAGAAGATGGCGGAAAGCTGGGCAAAGACCTTCCTAGCAACAGCACTAGCGACCTATCTAGCGGTCGGGTGGGATGTCGATGCAATTGCAAATGCGGCTCTAGTATCAGTCTTGCCTAGCATTATCAACTGGCTTAATCCTAAGTACGAGCGTTACGGGCGAGTTCGGTAATGGATGCAAATACCATTGCTGGATTCGTAGCTTCGGTTCTCGGATCAATTGCCCTACTTATCGCTGGGCTTCGTTACATTATTAAATTAGAAAATATCCCCATTGTGTCGCGCCTCGATAAAATGGAGTCTCAGTTAGAATTAGCCCTATCAAAGAAGGTGGGGGCAAATGGCAACAGGAAAGCGCGTTAAGAAGCCAGTAAAGAAAACCGCTAAAAGACGCCGCACAGTTAAAGAATTGCCTACAAAATTAGATTATTGGGCAATTGCTTGTAAAGAGATTTACGAGACCTGCCGCCGTAATGGAATGGATGAGGGCTTAGCTTTGGCCTTTGCTATGGATCGAAGCGCTTGGCCTGATTGGGTTATCGACCCACAAGATCCGATTAGAAAAATTGGGTGGGAAGATGGCGAGGAAGACGTCTAATTTACCTACGCGAGGTTGAGCTATTCGAGGCTCTCAAGTCGGTTTATCCGGACTTGACGCCTTTATCGGCGATCGACCGAGCCGACGGCATTACCCACGACGCGTATATCGAGATGAAGTGCCGACGCACTCATTACCCCACACTTTTGATTGAAAAGAAGAAGTGGGATTATCTGGCCGATATAAGGGCTAGAACGGGCGCTAGGACGCTTTATATCAACTCTACGCCACAAGGGGTCTACCAGTTCGATTTAGGGGCTATAAACGAACCTGAGTGGCAATTAAAGGCACTCCCAGACAAGACCGACTTTGCCAACAGCGGCAAGGTTCAAAAGCTTTGTGGCTTCCTGGATATCCGACACTCCGAACTCCTACTTGTCTAAATAGATTTAATTAAATACATTTATCCCACTAAATCCATTTTGAGGGTTTAGAAGGGAGCTAGAAATGTCATATATGAGCAACTTAGCGACGGAATTAACTATTATCGCTGAGGATAAATCCATTAAAGGTAACGCCGCTCAAGCGGTTTTGAATGGTTGGAAAGTCTTGCCAGTTAAATCGCATAACAAATTACCGCATTTTGACCTCATCAAGCGAGGTCATCTCGACGCGACGGACGATTGGAAACTAATAGATTTTTGGTTTTCGGTCGATCCTAATATGAATTACGGGATCAACTGCCAAGCTAGCGGCTTAGTTGTTTTGGACGTTGATTTTCGTAATGGTGGACAGATCGAAGATTGGATGAAACCGACCTACACAGTAAGTACCGGCGATGGTTTTCACCTGTATTACCAAGTTACCGAAGAACTTAAATTCTTTGGTCAAGTTGGTGATGGGATTGATATTAAATACAAGGGTTTTGTTGTTGGCGAAGGTTCAATTCACAGCAACGGCAATATCTACACCCGAACAAACAACAATCCGATAGCCCAGTTGGATGATGAGATGAAGGAGATGATTACTAAATGGTAAAAGACCCAGCAGTAATTCGATTTGATTCTACTTCTGGCGCTTGGTCTGATGGTAAAAATTACGTTAAAGGCCAAATAATTCGCAGATATGCAATTGAATCGCTAGGTAGAAAATCAGTCAGAGGGCGGTTAAGCCGCGAAGAAATCTCAGCCTATTGGCTAGACCGATTCGGGGTGAACGCTGATGTCCAATAACTTTACAGTTGAACAAATAGCAATTATTTGCATTGGTCTATTTGTAGGTGGCTTATGGATCAGTGGCTTAATTGAATCGGCAAAAGCCAAAGCTTTTAACGAAGGTTACAAAAGGGGACGGAGCACTATAAATGTCAGAGAGATCGTTAAGTGACTGGCTCTCGGATGCTGGTAACACCCTCGAGGACAGGGGGCTCGAATATGGCGATCCGAGACACAATCTTTACCGCATTTACAAAATCGCGAGAGCACTCGGTGTTCAGTTGCGAGACCCAGCTGACGTGGCAATCGTATTTATCGCGACAAAACTCAGCCGAATGGTGGAAAGTCCAGAGCGCGAGGATTCGTATCTCGATCTCATTGGATACGCCGCTATCTTGGGTCGATGCCGATTTTCTACACCAGAAGATTGGGATGACG